TCAGACGAACATGAAGCCTTCGCTTTCGTAGCGGCTGGGCCCGGTGTCTTCGGTCCTGCTGGCCGCACCCATGGCCATAGCCAGCGCCTGCAGGCCGTCGATGCGGCCCGTGGCGCGCGCCTTGTCCAGCTTCCTGGCGCCGGCGGGATCGCGCGTCACAACCGCATTGCTGGCGCACATCTGCAGCACCGGATGCCCGCCGTGGCGCAGGCGCCCATTCAGCAGCTCGGCCTCCAGCGCATCCAGCGCGGGGCTCATGTCCTTGTAGCCCTGGCCCCACTCCACCAACGGCAACTCGATCCCGGCCTTCGACAGCTCCTTGCGCAGCAAGTCGATGCGCCAGCGGTCATAGGCGATGGCCTGCACGTCGTGGTCGCCCAGGATCGCGCCCAGGTCGGCCGCCACGTGCTCATAGTCCACCGTCGCGCCCGGCGTCGTATGCAGGTGGCCCTGGCGTGCCCACACCTCGTAAGGCGCCCGGTCGCGCCTGGCGCGCTCGGCAAGGCCTTGCTCGGGCGTCCAGAAGTGCGGCTGCACCTGCCACACGCCGCCCACCTGGCCGACGATCACCAGTGCCGTCAGGTCCGTGCGGGCCGACAGGTCCAGGCCCGCATAGACCGGGCCGTCGAAGGCCGTCACGGGCCCGCTGCAGGACTTCCACACGTCGGGGCTGATGAACGGGCTTTCGGTGCTAACCCGCTGGTTCAACAGCAGGTTGCGCGCCGTGTTCTCCGCGCTCGGCATGCGCTGCGCCTGCGTGAGTTGCTCGCGCAGGTCGTCCAGGCTGCGGAACGCGCGCAGCGCGGGATTCGCCGCGTGCCAAGCGGCCTCGTCCAGCAGGTCGCAGCCCGCCGGCGCAGCGTGCAGGTGGCACACGATGCGCGGGTCGGCCGAGCCGATGGCGTCATCGATCCAGGTCGACAGCAGATCGGCGTCGGTGGCGGCCTGCGTGCTGATGGCGATCAGCAGTGGCGCCTCGTGCGCGCCCTGGCTGGTGGTGATGGCGTCAACGAAGTCGGATTGCGGCCCGCGCACCTGGCCCACCTCGTCGAGGATGGCCAGCACCGGGGATAGCCCGTGCGCCGTGCGGCCGTCCGCGGCCAGCGCTCGATACTCGGTGTTGAGCGGCAGGCCCAGCAGCCGCTTGCCCGAGGGCACGATGCGCACGATGGCCGACAACTTCGGCGAAAGCCCCACCATCTTCGACGCCAGGCCGAACACCAGCGCGGCCTGATCCCGGGACATCGCGCCGCTGATGATCTGGCCGTTCTGCCTGGCCTCGGGCCCGACCAAGTGCGCCAGCAGTAGGCCGGCGATCAGCGCCGTCTTGCCGTTCTTGCGCGCCAGCGACAAGATGGCCCGGCGGGTGCCGGCCGGGTTGTCGTACACGTCCACGATGAACCGCTTCTGAAACGCAGCCAGCTTCAGCGGCTGGCCCACCATCGCACCGTCAGGCGTCAGGCAGTAGCGCTCGATGAACTCGATGACGCGATCGGCGCGGGTCATCGCACCACGCGCAGCGTCGGGATCAGATCGTCGTGTTCTTGGCGGGCCTCGCGCTCGGCCGTGGCCGCGTTCACCATGTCGGCAGCCCGGCCCACGGTGGCAGTCGGATGCACGGCCACGGCGCGAGCGAGGGCCATCGCCAGGCGGGTCAACTTGGCGTGCTCATCAGAGCCGACCGGCGCCGCCTCGATTGCGTGCTGCGTGCGGGCCAGGTTGGCAGCCAGCACCAGGTCGGAGTCGGTCCACGTATCGCGCGGCCGGCTGGTCATCACGGCATCCCAGAACGGCCGGCATGGCTCGGGCAGGCTCACGTATTGCGGCGGCGCGATCGGGCCTTGTGCGACGTTCTGCGCGGCCTGCACGGCGGCGGCGGCAGAGGTGGAAGGCTTGCGGCGCGGCGTGGACTTCATGGGTGCCTCATTTTTGGGCAGATGGCAGTGAAACGCGGGGGACCGGTCGGTCTAGCGCTCTCGGTTGCTGGCGATTCCTGCGTTCCACGGATGCGCCGGATCGAGCGGCATCCCGTTGGCGTCGCAGCCCTGCGTCACGCTCTTGCCGTGGTCGGCCGCGGTCTTGCGCGAGTGGCAGGCATGGCACAGCGGCTGCAGATTGGCGCGGCTGTTGTCGCTCGGATCGCCGTTGACGTGATCCACGTCGGTAGCAGGCTCGACGACACCGCGCGCCTTGCACGCGCGGCACAAGGGCTCGCCAGCGAGCACAGAAGCCCGCAGGCGCTGCCAAGCGGCCGTGTTGAGGGCAAGGGTGCGGCGCGGGTCGGCATCGCGGCCAGAGCGCTTTGCGCGGGGCTTGCGCAGCGGCTTGACGAGCGGCGGCAGCGGCTTGACCAGCGGCTGCAGGGTCTTCAGGCGTGGCTTAGACACCGGGCATCCTTGCTGGCAGGTTCTCCAGGCGTCGCACCTCGTCGGCGCTCATCCAGCCATCAGCGATGGCGCGTTCGTAGAACTGCGCGCGGGTCAGGCTGTCGCCGCGCAACAGGCCCTCGACGCTGTGCTCGGCGAAGTAGATCCGGCGGCCGGCCTCAGTCAGCAGGCAACGGCCGATGGCCTGTTCCCACATGGTCAGGTAGCGGCGCAAGGTCAGTGTGGCGAACTGGCGGGCCATCTCGACACTGTTGCTGTAGTTGCCGTGCCGCAGGTCGCCGACGACGGTAGGCGGCACGCGGAACAAGCGGCAGATCTCTTCGACACTGAACGCTCGCGCGCCGATCCACTCGGCATCTTCGAGCGTCATCGACACCGGCGTGTAGTCCACACCCTCTTCGAGGATCGGCGTCCGGCCGTGGTTGTGCGCGCCCGCGTGCTGGCTCGACCAGCTCTGCGCGATGGCTTCGCGCTGCTGCACCGAGAGCTTTCCGGGGAACCGGAGGACGCCGGTCGCCTTGGTGCCGTTGCGAAAGGTCGCCGTGCCGTGCTCGCGCTCGGCGATGGCCAGCTCGACGACCTCGCGGGCGGCTGCGATCGGGCTCACGCCGAGCACGCCGTCGGCGCTGCGGTGGCGCAGATGGAAGATCTCTTCCTGCAGCAGGCGGCGGCGCTGGCCGCGGTCGTCGTGAACGTCGTAGCCGAGCCGGCCGCCGTCCAGCTTCAGCACCTGCACGCGATCGGCATGCAGCGGCAGCAGCGCGCGCGCCTGGCCGTCGTAGCCGCGCACGATTTCGGCGAAGGCATTGCCGCGCAGCAACACCGAGGCCTGCATCAGCTCGCGGAACTCCAGCGCGGTCTGCTGCGGGTTCGGCGCCTCGTGTAGGACGCGGTACAGCGGATGATCCTTCGCGCGCTCGCGGCCGTCGTCCTCGGTGCGCCGGAACAGGATCAGCGGCAGCGAGGCGATGGTCTCGCTGATGGCCGACACGCAGGCGTAGACCGCGGACACGCTCTCCGCGCTGCGGGGCGTGATGGCGCCGCCGCGCAACGCGGCGAAGTTGCTCCAGTACGGATCGGCTGACGCGGTGCGGCGCTCCAGGCCGACGAAGCCGAGCATGCGGTCGAGGACGCTCATACGGTCTCGAACCACAGACGATGCAGGCGCAGCGCATCGGCGTCGCGGCGGGGCATGCTGCGAATCGCCACCGCCGTGTCGGCGTAGGCCGGCGCCGACGTGATGGTGATCTCGTGCAGATCGACGCCGCGCAGTTCGCGCAGCGGCTTGTCGGCGCGGCTCTCCCAGCGGTCACCGCCTGGCGGGACTATGAAGCCGAACGAGCAACCAGCCACGTCACCACGCTGCACCAGCACGGCCAAGTCACGGCCCACAGTGGTGTCGGGCAGGTCAACCTCGAAAGCCAGTCCACGCGCGTCCTCGTGCAGTCGCAGGGTGCCGGCCGACACTCTCCCGAGTATGCTGCGCCGCTCGTGGTCGTACAGCGCCGTGATGGCGCCGGGTTGTCGCAGGCTGCGGGTGAACGCGCCGGGGCGTACAACCTCCACGAACTGGCCCAGGTCGGCCGGCGAATCGAACACGGCCGCATGGCCGACGAGCCTGCCCGGTGAGGGCAGCGCCAGGCCGGTAGCCGTGCGAACTTCGAGCGTCACAGCGCGAGGTCTTCGGCGTGAACGAAAGCCTTCGGCTGGCGCACGCCGATGTCGACCGTGGCCATCGCGCGCACCTTGACGCCGCCGCGGGCGTAGGCCGCGCCCTCGAACGGGTTGACGAGGAGGTCGAGCTCGGACCAGACGCCGAGCATGACTTGCGACCAGTCGCCGAGGATCAAGCGCAGCTTGTCGGGCGAGCCGGTCTTGCGCGGAATCTGCGTCGTGAAGTAGGCCTGCAGCTCGGCCATGCGGCCGCCGGCGAGGAGGAAGCCGCCCCCGGCATCGCCCGTCACCTTGAGCGTGCCGGCGAGCTTGGCCTTGACCTCGGGCGAGCCGAGCCAGCAGGTCGAAGCCGATGCAGCGTTCTCGGACTCGACCTTCTTCATCATGTCCAGCGCGTTGGCCCAGCTCAGCGTAGCAAGGCTCGCCGTCTGGATGCCCGCGGTGGACAGCACGCCGACGGGCTCGTTCGCGCCGCCGCCGACGATCAGCGCCGAGTCGACGGCCCGGGCGACCATGAACGCCAGATCGTCGCGCACCAGTTGCTCGATGTCGGGGCTCGACTGCTGGATGAGCTGGCGCGACATCTCGGTGACGCCGCCCGCGTGCCTGGGGGTCAGGCTCAGCGAGTTGGTGGCAATGTCGCTGTCGGGGACGGCGCTGTTCTCGGCCACCCATCCCACCGTGTGCGATCCGGTCTGACGCGGCACCGATACGTTGCCCTGCAGGCCAGAGAGCACCCGCACGCCCAGGCGCCGGGCCAGCAGTGCGGCGCGCAGAGGGCTGATGAACTGGTCGGCACGAAGGTCGGTGCCCACGGTCGCCGCCGCGCTCGTCGTGGTGTTGACGCGGGTTTCGAGCAAGGACATGGGCACGTAGGCGCCCTGCGCCTTGCGGCCGGTGCGGCGCTCGGCCTCGGCGTGGAACTCGGCTTCGGCGCCCGTCAGCGCGCGTTGCTCGGTCTGCGCTTGCAGCATGCGCAACAGCGACACGCGGCCCTCCAGCGTGGCGCGGTCGCGCTGCTCGCCGTCAGCGGGCGTGCCCAGCATGCGGCGCTCGGCATCGGCCAGAAACTGCGCGCGCGCCTCTTGCTCTTCAAGCCCGGTGACCTCGGCCTTCAGCGCGCCGAAGCGCGCTTGCTCATCGGCTGCCAGGTTGCGCTGCTCGGCATCGGCTTTCGCCAGCAAGGCACGCATGTCGGCCACCTTGGCGGCACGGGATTCGCGGATCGCAGAGAGGCTCATCAGGAAGCGCCCATTGTGAAGATGGGTCGGTGATGTAGCAGTCCTAACCATGAAGGTCAACGTGCTGCGCGAAGAAAGAACAGCGGCGGACAATGGCGATCAGTAAAGGCGTTAGCTAGCGAAGGGTTCATGCGTTCGGGAGCGTCGCTTACATTGGCCAGACGCAGAAACGAGGACTCGAAATGAAAAAGGGTGAGGCCGAGAAGGCAATTCGACAGCTTTGCCACCAGTGGGCGCGGGCTCAGGGAATCACGCCCGATCCAGCCGTTGCTCCGTCCTTCGAAGCCTTCCATTCGTGGGTGCGGGCCAACTACTCGGCGTACTTGGAGTTTCGAACGACCACCTCGGTCTCCTATGACGTGGAATCGTGGTTCGATCAAGAGTTCAAGCAGACCTGGCGGAACTAGCCACCCCTACGCCCCTACCACCCCTACCACCCCTACCGTAGGGGCCGTAGGGGCCGTAGGGGCTGTAGGGGCTACTTTCTTTGTAGGGGTGGTAGGGGTTCACACAGAGATCTGCCATGCGCCATCGCGGAAGAGGATCAGGCCGCGGGCTTGCATGCGCTTCAGCCGCTCATGCGCACTCGTGCGATGCACCCCCAGCGCCTCGCCGAGCTGAGGCCCCGTCATACCGCCGCCAACCTCCAGCAGCTTGAGAACCGCCGCTTCATTCGGCGTGAATCGCGGCCCGTTCACCAAGCGCCACTGCCCGGCATCGCGCTCGATGCGGAACTCGTCCTCGTCGCGCTCCCAGTCCCTGGCCTGCACGTTCAGGATGTAGTCGCCACCCTTGCGGGTGATGATCCAGATTCCGTCTGCCGCACCAGCAATGGCGGCGCTGCCGTTCAGGCTATCGATGGGGTCATCACTGGCCGCCTTGCGCTTGTGATGCACGACAACGATAGCCAGACCCGAGCGATCGCGACATAACTTCTGAAGAGGTGCCATCGCATCGTAGTCGGCGGCATAGGCGTTCTGCCCGCCTTTGCTGCTGTCGCGGAATCTCTGCAGCGTGTCGACGATCACCAGGCTAATCTCAGGCTCGGCGTCGAGCAACTCGGCGATGCGGTTGATGCCAGCCATGCCGCGCGGCCAATCGGTCGCATACAGCAGGCGCCCCGGCTCCAGGCTGGTGGCGCCGGCCGACTCCAGCTTGCGGCGCAGCCGGCGCTCGTTCGTCTCCAGGTCGATCATCAACACCTTGCCCTTCGGCACGTCCGCACCCCAGAAGGGAAGGCCTGCGGCCTTGCAAACCGCGATCTGCAGGATCAAGGTGGATTTGCCCACTTTCGGCGCCGCCGCCAGCACTAGCAGGCCTTCAGGAATCCATCCGGGCACGCAGTAGTTCACTGGCTTGATCTCCTGTTTCAACAGCGCAGCGGCGTCGAGCACCTCGAAGCGCGGCTGCGCCGAAGCAACATTCGTTGCTCGTGCCCGAGCTTGCGCGTCGAGCTTGGCCTGCGCGACTTCAGCCAGCGACGCACTCATCGATTGACCTCGTCGACGAGCGTCTGAATGCGACGCTGGGCCAGCGCCAGCCGCTCGAAGTCGTCGTCGCACAGCGGCTCGCCGTTGCGCAGATTGCCGGCGGCCACCAGCACCAGTAGCGCCTCGAACTCGAGCGCGGCCAGGGCCTCGCGTGCCGTCAGCGCAGCCGGTCGGCGATGCTCCCGGGCGTGCTGGCGCTGGGCCGCGCTGATCGCGTCCAGCGCAACGCCGGAGCGGCGCGCCGCTTCCACGTCGTTGAGGTCGAGCGGCATCAGGCGGCGCCCCCAGCCTTCAGCAGCCATGCCCGCGCGCGGCACCGCTCCTGTTCGCTCATGCCGCGCCAAAGCGACTTCCATCGCTCGACCCGTCCCCGCGCCGGGACGGGTTCTTCAGCACGTAGAACTGATTCGGCAGTTACCAGCCGGCCGGTGCTGGTGTAGGCGCTCTGCGCGATCTTCAACCGGCGCTCGAACACGTCGTTCGGCAGCGCGGCCAAAGCCCTCCACCTGCCCAACTCCGACGTTGAAACGCCAAGCGCACAAGCTACGTCCCGAAGACTCATGTCGGGCGTTACGCTTGCTCCGTGTTCGGGCCTGATCTTGCGCCGGGTCATGTCGCGCCCACCTGTGCGAGGAACCGGTCGACTTCGGCAAGGTCGGCCAGGACGCGGACCTGGCCCCAGCGAGCCGCGAAAAAGCGCACGTGGCCGTCGTCGGCGTCGCTGCGCCAGAGCTGCCAACCTGCGAGCGCCGCGCGGGCCGCGCGCTCATGAAAGCCCTTGGCGGCGCTCACTGCGCGGCCTCCGCCGCGGTGGCTGCCTCCATGTCGCGGCGCCAGGCGGCTGCGGCCTCAACGCTGATGAGGGTCCTACGGCCGACCTTCATCAAGGCCGGCCCGGCGCCGTCCTTCAGCAACTGGTAAAGATGCGTCCGACTGACGTTGTGCGCATCGCAGAACTGCGGAACCGTGTAGGTCGCTTGCGGCGCGCTGCCAGCGTTCTTGGGTGAGTCGTTCATCGTTCGCCTTTCGCCAATTGGTGGCGGTTGAAAACGAACGAATCAGACCCCTGCGCCCCGAACTAACCGGGTTTTTTCTTCCTGGCCTTCGCTAAGATTTTTTGCACGTTGCGCTCGGACGTGCCAGCCTCCCGCGCTACTTCCTGCGTTGGCGTTGGGTGCCACGCCGCTTCGAGCGCGGATCGCCTGCGCAGCACTTTCTCATGGTCAACCTTTCGCGGGCGCCCGCCGCCGTAGCGAGACGACAGGAAGGCGTGCAGGGGCTCTAGGACCTCCAAGACGGACTCGCCGGGCACGAAGCCGGTAACGACCTCCTCAAACAGGTACACCAGGCGTCCGGTCGTGATGGATGCCCGTACCTCCGGGCGCGCGAGCGTCGCCCGCAATGCCGCCATCAACACCTCCTTGGCGGCGTGGTCTGGGTGCTGCCGGAGCCGGTCCCTCCGTGCGATGGCTGCTTCGTACTGCTCTTGCGCGGGCAGGGCGAGAACGTCATCGTATGGCGCTGCTCGCGCCAGGCGGTCGGGCAGGATCGTCTCGCCCTTGCGAGTCTTCGGCGTCTTCGCCATGCGCACCCCCTTCGTGGTGCCCTTCATTGGGCGCCCCCGGCAGCGGGTGAAGGTGTCCCGCGTTTCCGCCGGCCGGCGCAGCCGGGGGCGAACAAGATCAGGCAGCAGACCACACGAGGCGCAGGTGCGAGCAATCGCGCGACGGCCTGCCGTCACGGCGCGGTACTGGCGCAACTCCGTGAATCACGTTGATGTAGCCTTGCACGCGATGCAGGACTTCTGCATGCCCCAGCAGCTGAATGGCGGTTTTCAAGGCTTCGCCGCCGGCCGCCGCCGGCGTCTCGCGCTCGGTTGCGACTCGTGCGCGCCGCTTCGCCAACTCGTCGGCGACCGGAACCAGTTCGGCAAGAAACTGGCCTTTCGCCCGCCTTCTGAGGGTCAGCCGTCCCGGCGTGCAGACGCGCCCGTTTCCGGTGGGCGCGCCTTTCGGCATGAGCGTGACGCTGCACTTCGGCAGCCCCGGTTCACCAGGGAACAACTCAGCGGGCGCGAGCCCGGCCGCGACCAGCGCATCCTTGGTGCCGAGGAAGTAGTCGAGCATGTCGTCGCTGCGGCAGGGCTGCATGTAGATCTTCGCGAGGGGGGTGTATGTGCGCCAGGGTCGGCGGCCGGCGGCCCGCGGCGCCGGTGCGTGGACAATCTTGTTAGCCATGATTGATGGTCCTTCCATCGTTGTGGTTAGGGCCCGCGCGGTGTTCGTAGCGCCTCGCGGGCCCGCCTTGTTGCCGCTGGTCCGCAGCGGCCACGGTGCCCGGCAGCCGGCCGGGCGGCGGTTCAAAGTGCCTGCTTCGCCATGCCGGCGAAGGCCTGGATAGCGTGCTCCTGCACGAGCTTGCCGTACGTCTTTTCGATCATCGCGGCCGACGTGCCGACCACTCGGCCCACCACGTCAATCGGTGCGCCGCTACTCACGGCATCGGTGATGAACGCATGGCGCAAGGCGTACGCAGTCACGCCGGGCATACCTGCGGCCAGCGCCGCAGCGCGCACGAGTTCATCATGGTCGCTGTGCTGCCACGCCAAGCCATCGGCACGGGTCCACAGCGGCGCCCCGGGCAGCTTCGCCTTTGCCAGCCGCTGCACCAGCGCCAAGGCGCCGGGAAGGGCCTTCAGGGGCACGCTGCGCACGCGCTTGATGGCAGGCTTGCCCTTCATGCTCCACAGCGACAGCGTGGCGCTGTGAGCGTCGTAGTCGGCCACGGTGGCGCGGGCCAGTTCAATCGGCCGAGCGCCGAGCAACGCCAAGCCCTCCAACAGGTCGCGCAATGCGGGCTCGCAAGCATCGAGCAACTGGCGTCGCTGCTGGACGGTCAGGTACTCGCGCGCCGTGTTGCCGGCGCCGATGTTGTCGAAGCCTGGCAGCGTGCTCCACGCTTCATCGCTTGAAACCATCTGCTCGCCGCGGGCGAAGTTGAGAACGGCCTTCAGGGTGTTCAGGTCGCGCTGCGAGGATGCCTTCTCGGCCCGGGTGGCCTGCGGCAGGCCGGCACGCCACTTCTTCAAGTGGTGCAGCCTCAAGCTATCGAGCTTCAACGCGGCGAGCGGGTTTGCCTTCAGTGGCTGCTTCCGGCTGGCCTTCTCGCGCCCGATCACACGGCGCTCTAGCCGGCCCAGCGCATCGTTCGCCGGCCCATTGCCGCGCGCGCGCAGGTGCTCGACGTATGCCACGCAGGCATCGCGCACCGTGCCCACGTCGGTGCGTATCCCGGCGGCGCGGCCATCAAACCACTCGTCGGCCGCTTTGCGCGCCGCGTCGTATCGCTCGGACGGCGGCAGGTGCTCGAAGTCGCCGAGGCTGGCCTTCGTCTTCTTCCCAGTCGCCGCGTCGCGCCAATACGCGATCCACGTGCCGATCGACGTGGCCGTCATCCGGCGGAACCCGATGTAAGCGCCGGTTGACAGCTTTAGCCAGTACGGTTCGGACCGTGGCTTGAGGCTCGCCCGGTCGGAGACCTTGGTGATGTTCGCCAT